GAGTTCGCAAGAGCTATTGAAGAACTACAACCGAGATTGGTGGTTATTGAAAATGTCAGAGGATTACTTAGCGCAGCAGCAACCAACCCAGACTTGGAACTCTGCGCGTGGTGTATGGGAGAAGCAGGGGATAGCGAACCTGCTTTGCGAGCATTGGGAGCTGTTCTCGGAGACTTGGCAGACCTCGGGTACGATGCGAAATGGCAAGGTTTACGAGCTGCCGACGCAGGCGCTCCCCATAACAGATTCCGAGTTTTCATCATTGCCTACCCAAGACACCAGACTGATACCTACCCCAACGACTAGAGATTACAAAGACGGGCAATCAGAGCATGAGCGTGATGGCGTAGTACAAACCGATACAGTAGCCAGGGCAATTTTCCACAGCGGCGAAGTGCTATTGCCAACCACAACAACAAATGGGAATGATCGCAAAGGGCCTAACTATTCATCCGCTGGCATTTTGCAAGAGCTAGAAATTGCAAATGGCATTCTGCCCAAAGAGTACAAAGACTGGGATCACGCTAAGAAAAAAGTCAAGTGGGCTAAACCAATTGTAGGTCAGACTAAAACACAACTTGATTCCAATACCAGTTGGGGCAAGTTTGAACCAGCAATTAGACGGTGGGAACAAACACTAGGCCGACCAGCACCGCTGCCAACTAAGCCAGACGGCAAAGATGGCGCTCACAGGCTCTCAAGCGCCTTCACAGAGTGGATGATGGGGCTACCAGAGGGCTGGGTCACAGGTGTCGGACTAACCAGGAATGAGGAACTGAAAGCTTGCGGTAATGGTGTCGTTCCACAACAGGCTGAACTGGCTTTGCGAATCTTGCTTGAGGGCGTTACGCTACCGGCTGGGGGGGCAAGTAAATCTTCCAACTCCCACAGTTAGTGACACTTACACCGACAACTTGAAATCAACGCAACAGAAAGAGGGATCTATGCACAGCGTGACGCTACCGCAAGCAGTTAGGTGGGTATCAAATGAGCATTCAAGTAAGTAATGCAGTGTGGCAGCACTCACAATCCACCGGCAGGGCTAGGTTAGTTCTTCTGGCTATTGCCGACCATCAAGGTGAGATTGGCGCGTGGCCTTCGATGAAAACAATCGCAAAAATGGTCAACGCCTCAGAGCGATCAGTTCAGCGTGACATTCAAACACTTCAAGAACTCGGCGAGCTATCGGTCGAAATTCAAAACGCTCCGACTAAGCAACAATACAAATCCAACCTTTACTGGGTGACCTTGCCAGGGGTGACAGATTTGACCGCAGGGGTGACAGAATCGCAATCAGGGGTGACAGAATTGACGTCAGGGGTGACAGCAGGTGGCGTGCGAACCATTACTAAACCATTACTTAAACCATTACTAAACTCTTACCGTTTGCCAGAGGACTGGCAACCAAGAGAAAATGACATTCAGATAATGAAAGAACACTTTCCAGAAATAGACCTTAAGCTTGAGACACACGCCTTTAGGGATTACTGGGCAGGCATCTCTGGCTCAAGAGCAAAGAAGTCTGATTGGGATGCAACATGGCGCAACTGGATCAGGAACAACCACAAACGCCAAGCTCAAAGCAACAAGCCGAAGAACGACTGGAACGAACTAGACCGCTGGGCAAAAGAACAGGATGGCAAAGATGCTAATTAGCGACACGAAAGAACTGCTCCGGCAGATAGCCCTCGTTGACAACCGCAAGGTAATGCCTGAAACGATAGAAGCCTGGCACAACATCATCGGTGGGATACCGTTTGAGATTGCAACCAAGGCGCTGAAGATGGCACAGCAGGACTCAACAATCCGATACCTAGAACCGCGCAACATTATTAGCTGGTCAAAAGAAGCAGCGTTCCGGTTGGATCGTGACAACCCAAAGGCGGAAGCGCCGGTCGACTCATCGCCACAACCTCGATGCCTTGAACACAACGAGCTGATACTTAGCTGCGGGCCTTGTTGCAGACTGCTGCACGACTACGAGCAGGGCAACGGGCAGATAGGGATTGACAAATTTGCCAAGGCTGAGATTTATGCGGTGGGTAATTGACCTTCACAATCCTTCACGGCAACAACCTAGACATCCTGCCAACTCTGCCAGATAACTCAGTGGACTCAATCGTCACAGACCCGCCCTATGAGCTTGGCTTTATGGGCAAGAAGTGGGATAGCTCGGGGATTGCTTATTCTGTTGAACTATGGACTGAGTGCCTGAGAGTTCTCAAGCCCGGCGGTCACTTGCTTTCATTCGGCGGTTCTCGCACCTATCACCGCGTAGCAGTAGCCATTGAAGATGCAGGCTTTGAACTCAGGGACTCAATCGCGTGGCTTTATGGAAGCGGATTCCCCAAGTCTCTAGATGTTAGCAAGGCGATTGACAAAGCGGCAGGGGTAGAGCGTGAAGTCACTGGTAGCGCAATCGCAGGCATAGCAACGGGTTCTGGTAATTATGTCGGTGGCCCTAAGCCCTTAGTTGCACTCAAGAACAAACCCTCAACACCCAAAGCCGAACAATGGGAAGGCTGGGGAACAGCACTCAAGCCAGCACACGAACCCATAATTGTCGCTCGCAAACCCCTAATTGGAACAGTCGCTCACAATGTCCTCACACACGGCACAGGGGCGCTGAACATAGACGGCTCAAGGATTGGGTCAGATGGCGGAAAGGGCATTGTGGTTGACGTTCTTGATAGTAAGCAAGACAAAAACGGCGCATGGCGAACTAAAAACGTTGTCGAAGATGACACCGTTAGAGGCCGCTGGCCCGCAAACATAATCCTCGACGAACACACGGCAGGGTTACTAGACGAACAGAGCGGTGTTAGTAAAAGCACACCAGCACCAAGAAGGGAAGTTCCTTACACAAGTAATTCAATGTCTGGCGGCCCCATGGTCTTTTGTGGTTCAAGCCACAACGACAGCGGTGGAGCATCACGCTTCTTCTATGTAGCTAAAGCCTCAAAGCGTGACAGGAATGAAGGGCTAGAGGAACTGCCTTTTATCAAGGGCGGCTCACTTTCAGGCGGCGAGGATAAAAGAAGCCAGACCACTAATCAGCCAAGTAGACAGAATTTCCACCCAACAGTAAAACCAACCGCACTAATGGAATACCTAGTGAAGCTAGTAACCCCACCTAACGGCACAGTGTTAGACCCGTTCACTGGTTCAGGCTCAACAGGCAAGGCGGCAATCCTAAACGGCTTTGACTTTATCGGAATCGAAATGACCGAGGACTATTTGCCGATTATCAAGGCGAGGCTTAAACACGCAGAGGCAACGTATGGCAGTCAGATAAGGATGGACTAATGATAAATCACGCCGAGAACGTTAGGAACACTTACCGCAAGCAAGGCGCTGAGCAGCTAATCAGAGAGCTACTGCAAAAGATAGACACTAGTAACTTGACAGTTGATGCAATCCGGTATCACTTAGATCAGCTACTCAAAGCCAAACATGGCTGACCTGCCGACCACTCAAACCTGCAACCGCTGTGGCTGGGTATGGGAAGTCAACACGACTCGCAACAAGCACGACAACTGCCAGAGCTGTCGGTCGCGGAAAGCACAAAAGGTAAAAGATTGCATTGCTTGGCATGGTCACTTCGGAAACGATTTTGTCACACCCGTCGGCGAAGATGGGATGAGCGTGCTTCCAGGCTATCGGACTTGCGGAAAGTCTGATTGCGTTAATCCAGCTCACATAGTTACAATAAAAACAACAAACGAAAGAGGATAGATCATGGCAATAAAGAATGAAGCAACCATCGAGGTAACCGGATGGTGCAACAACCTAAAGAACTTTGAGTGGGGTACAGCGTTCCAGCTCTCGGTTGATGTCCGCGCCAAGAACGAAGCCGGCGAGTGGGAAACGACAGACAAGACCATCTACGACTGCACCATCGGCGAGCAGTTCACAACTGACGCAAGACAGGTTCGAGTCGCTGGCAGAATTACAGGCATAAACACCTACGCAAAGAAGGATGGCACGACAGGCGTTTCAATCAAAGTCCGCGCTGCCTTTATTGACGACGAACTTATTAGCGCCGAGCCAGAGTATGCAACGCAAGACCTGAACGACGCGCCATTCTAACAATCCGAGTTCTCGGCACACCTGCTCCGCAAGGATCAAAAGCGGTCTTTAACGGGCGGGTAGTCGAGCAATCTGCCAAGACATTGAAACCTTGGCGGGCG